GTTTATGGCTGATTCGGATGAAGTTTATGGCTGAGATGCCTGAGTTTGCATTTTCCCTGTAGTTGGTTATAATTCCCATTACGCGCCGACTGCGTTAATGCCGGATTCGGCTTCGACCCTCCGTTATGGGCCTGTTCGGGTGCTCATCCGTTAAAAGAGCAAACGCCGCCTCGAAGAGGTAAGGCATTTGTAATTTATCGGAGACGCCGACATGGCACAAATAAATTATTCAGTCAATGATCCGCTGGCAGTCAAACTGTGGGCTAAGCAGCTCGCGGTACAGGCTATCCAGCAGACCTGGTATGGCAAGTTCATCAGCGAGGAAGGCGATACCGTCATCCAGCTTTTGGACAATGCCGAGAAATCAGCCGGGGATACCGTTAATTACGGACTGCGTATGCAGTTACAGGGAACAGGTATCCAGGGTGATGGCACCCTACAGGGCCTCGAAGAGGCTCTGACAACCTATGCAGACAAGGTACTGATTGACCAGCTTCGTTGGGCAGTCAATACCGGTGGTCGCATGAGTCAGCAACGAGTTCCATTCGAGCTTCGTGAGGAAGCGCGTTTGGGGCTTCAGGACTGGTTTGCTAACCGCTTCGATACCTGCTTTTTCAACCAGCTTTGCGGCAATACCGTGGTATCTGATACCCGCTATACCGGCAATAACTCGGCAACCGCCCCTACCAACATCGTACTGCCAAGCGGCATTTCGACGGAAGGTAGTTTGGGTTCGACTAATACATTCGTATTGTCATTGATTGACAATGCGGTGGAGCGGTCAATTCTGGGCCCGAGCGGCAATCCATTGATTCGTCCTATCCGTGTTGGTGGGAACGATATGTGGGTCATCTTCATGCATCCTTCACAAGTGACGGATATGCGGACTTCAACAACTGCCGGACAGTGGCTGGATATCCAGAAAGCCGCCGCAACGGGTGGTGAAGTGTCTGATAACCCGATCTTTACGGGTGCATTGGGCTCTTACAACCAGACTGTTATCCATCGTGCTTACCGCACCACACAAACCATTACCGCTGGTGCTTATAACGCCAACACGCGCCGAGCGGTGTTTGCTGGCGCTCAAGCCGGCGTGATTGCCTTCGGACGCGGAGAGGGCGATGAGCAGTTTTCATGGGTAGAGGAACTGTTTGATTACGGAAATATTTTGGGCGTTAGCGCCGGGGCCATCTTCGGGATCAAGAAGGCGGTGTACAACTCAGCGGACTTTGCGGTGCAGGTTGTTTCGACCTACGCAGCGGCCCACTAATAGGAGACTGATATGGCTATTTACAAAAGTGCCCAGGTAATCGCCGGATCGCCGATTGCGGCTCCGATGCATGGGGCTACGATGACGGCGGTGGGTAGTTTTACCCTGACAGCGGCTTTGGCGGTAAACGATACAGTTCAGTTACTCACCATCCCAAATGGGATGGCGATTGCCGGGCTCACGTTGGATGCTACCGAAATTGACTCAAATGCCACCCCGACCTTTGCCGGTCTGGTTGAAGATACTGCGGCAACGCAGGTATTCATCCCGACAGCAACAGCAGTTGGGCACGGGGCTAATGGTTCAGTGACATTCCAGGGTGTCGGTGGCAGCACGGGGTATACCTATGCCGTCAGCGGCACGGGAGGCAATACTGGATCCACCACGCTGCAATTCAAGTGCACCGCAATTGCCGCGACTTCGGTCCTTGGTACGCTGACTCTGGCAGTGGAATTGCAGGAGCTTTCCGGCGCTGCTGGTGCTCCGCTAGCCTGATGTTGATGATTATTGGTGGGGCGGGAAACTGCCAGATATGTATACTGTCCCACCTTTTTAAGGAGCTGCTATGCAGATCATTCAGGAAGGTTATCGCTATGCTGCCATTTCAGCGAGTGCTAATGTTTCAAATGGTGCAACCGGACAGGTAGTTGCTGGAGTCATAGGCGGCTTTTTCGTATCATCCACAACCAGTGGAACCATCGCTATCTATGATGATGTGGCCACGGGAACTGCAACTCCGATCCTGGCTACATTCACCCCGGCAGCCTCTGGGTTTTTCCTTTTAAACGCCAAATTCAGTAAGGGAGTTTATGTAGTTCTCGGTGGCACTATTGCCGTCACGATTCTATATGCAACTGCCAATGGAGACTAAGCAATGGCTCTCTCAGATATGTATGTGGCCATTGCTGATGAAATGGCACGCTCTGACCTCAGCCCAGAAATAATTCTCGAAGTCACTCATGCAATAAACTGGTATCAGCATGAGAAGTTCTGGTTCTCGGATGCGACGATGGTCACTATCAATACCATCGCCGGAGAACGTCGCTATACGTTGCCTGCCAATTTCTTGAATATCCAGGATGTATTGGGAACTATTGGCAATTACACATATCTGCTCAAGCCCCGCACCGAACAATACATAGACCAGATTGACTGGGGCAATAACTTCTGGTCGAGTTATCCAACGGATTACAGTATTTGGGGTGGAAAGATCAGGTTATTTCCACCGCCTTCAGCAAATCTACCAATTACAGTAAAAGGTACTGTGGTATTGCCTCTTGCAACGACTGTAGGGGCCACTAAAAGCTATGCTTACAATACGGCGTTCAATGCCAACGACACCATTCAGGACCCCAACGGCAATATAGAGACCTGTATCACCGGGGGCACTACTCAAGCGGCCCCGACCAAGACTTATGCCGCTAATACGGCCTATGTCTTGGGTGATACCGTTGCAGACTATCGCGGCAATATCCAAAAATGTATAGCTGCCGGCACCAGCGGGGCCATTACTCCGGCATGGTCTGGCACTTACCTTGCCATCACTATTGACAATGAGAATCAGGGGCCTCTCCAATGGCAACTTATCAAGCTCAACTGGCAAACTAACTACCTTGTAGAGATAGTGGACGGTACGGCTGTATGGCAACTCACGGGCACCCTGAGCAATTCATGGACCCTGGATGCTGAGGAGTTGATTCGCGATAGGGCATTACGCAATCTCTATGGGCGCTATGTAAAATCAAAAGACAATTACACGCTCTATACACAGTTTGAGCAGGAAGCCTTGCAAAACATTAGACGCAAGAATTATGGCAAGGTCACCACCGGCTGGCTGAGGCCGCACTTCTGATGGACCAGTCACTTTCTTACAAACTCGGCCCCTGGGCACCAGACTTACCTAGTCTGGTCAATCCAGCATTCCCACCACAGCTTGAGAGTTATTTCAAGGGCGGCGAGATAGGGCTTAGTATTGCACAAAACTGCATATGGACAGCTACCGGGTATCGGGCGTTTGCACCGCTGGCGACAACTGCCGCCCTCCCGGCTCAATGTCTGGGAGCCATCACCTGTTATGACACCAATGGAGTAGTGCAAACCTTTGCGGGAACCGCGAATGCCCTTTATAAGCTGGAGTCTGGAATCTGGACTGTGGTTTCACGTAACACACCGGCATGGGCAGCGAGCACGGCATATACAGCCGGCCAGTTGATTGTTGACAGCAACGGCAACTTGCAAAAATGCACTACGGCAGGAACCAGCGGTACATCCAATCCTGTCTGGAATCAGACAGTAGGCGGCATCACTTCCGATTTATCACCGCTAGTTTGGACACTGCTTAATCTGGGGGCCTACCAGAATACGACTTTATGGAGCTTTCAACAGTTCGGTAATTGCCTGGATGCCTCCAATGGCATTGATGTCATGCAAACCATCAACGTAACTGTCGGCACCAACTTTGCCGCACTGGATATTACATCCGGCGATCTGGTTCCAATTCCTAAAGTTCTGGGAGTTATCAGGGATTTTCTGGTGGCTGGTAACACCACTGATAGTGTAAACGGCATCAATCCATACAATATCCAATGGTCAGCAATCTCGAATGATGGTTCGTGGCCATATCCGGATACCCAGCCAGCATTTGCAGCTCAAGCCGGATCACAGACTTTTTATCCAGAATACGGGCCTATTCAAGCTATTGTGGATAATGAGTATTTCGGGCTGATATTCCAGCAGACAGGAATCAATCGCGCAGAGTATATAGGCGGCGCTGCGGTATTCAGTTTCTACACTTACGAGAAAAAGCGCGGCCTGGTTAATTCCAATGCCGTAGTCAGGGTTGGGAATAAGTATTATTTCCTGTCACCTGATGGGTTCTTTATGACAGACGGGACCACGGTGACTCCCATTGGTTACGGACTGATTGATAACTGGTTCTTTGCGAATGCAAAAACGCTGACGAATGTATGTGCCGGTGCCGATACTCGCAATAAGCTCATTTATTTTGCATTTCAATCGAATGCCGGGACATCGCTCGATTCAATCATGATTTTCAATTATCTGGAGAACCAATGGACGTATTGCCAACAGACAACGGAATTTCTCTACCCAGCTATCAATGGAACCGAATGGAGTCCGGCTGCATTTGATATATCCCACAAACAGGGATATTTCACTGGCACGCCTGGAACTGCAACCATGACCACTCGCGAATTTGGCATCAATCCAGGAGGGCGTGCTTTGGTTAATATGGTTCGCCCATTAACCGATGGTAACACGCCTTCGGTATCCGTAGGATATCGTCCGACACTTTCATCAACAATTACCTATACTTCGAATACACAGGCTTCCGCTCGTACCGGTGTCGCTGGACTGAGAGCTGAAGGATTGTTTCATCGTCTGAGTATTCAGCCATCGGGAAACTTTCAGAATTGTGTTGGCGCATCATTGTGGTTTAACAATACGGGGGCGCTATGAAGTTTGTACCATTCTGGGATGTTGCCGCTTGCTGGGATGAAGTCAGCCCGTGGTTGCAAAAGGCTCTCGATAAACAGACAGCGTATGATCTGCCTTCGGTACTGGTTGAGATTATGGCAGCAAGAATGCATCTATGGAAAACAGATAATGCGGCGTTTGTAACCCAAATACAGAACTTCCCCCGAGAACGCATTGCCGTTATATTCCTTTGTGGCGGAGAAGGCTTGGATGGATGGGCTAATGAAGCTAATGCGGTTTTCGGCAATTACGCCAAGGCGCATGGTTGTTCCGCACTTTGCATTGTTGGGCGTCATGGCTGGACGAAAGCTGCACCCGGATTTGTTGATACGGATACGGTATTTCGGAGAAAAATATGAGTAATGCTCT